TGATCCTTTTGTTTTGGTTGCTGCGTCTGGAGCTGTACCCCACATACCACTAAGAGTTCCTCCTACGGGAGTACTTGCGAACTGTCCGCCAGTACCCAGCTGAGCTGCCTGAGCTCCACCTATATAATTTCCTCCAGCAAAAGCACCCCCCATCATTTCAGGATTACCAAAACCGTGCAATCCAGGCACATTCATCATTCCACCTATTTGACCAATACCCCCTACAATGAGAGCATCTCGAAAGGAACGTTTTGTGGATTTTCCTCGT